TCGCACCGCCAGACCTTGACGCACCAAGGTGAAAATTGTTACCAGTCGACTCCGTGCCAGTTGCCGCTGCAGACGCCACATGCGCGCCTCCGACGAAAACCAATGCGTTTGCTCCGTTCCTCACGGCGGCGAAGTGAATCCATGCGCCCGTAGTGATTACTCCATCAGCGGAGTTTGCCGAATGAACCGACGAGGTCGCCTGCGCATAGAACGAAATTGACCCTGCTGGAGATACTGAAATTGACGTTCTGTTTACATCTGACGCCGTGTCGCCGATGAAGACCATCCCTGTGTTTGTCGCATCAATAGCCGACAGATAAAGCCACCCTGAAACTGTATAGACCGTCCCAGGCAGCATTGCCGCATTGGCGCCAGTGCTCAGGTAGCTGCCGGCCCCGGTGAATAGCGTACTGCTCCCGGTTCCGAATGGGTCTGTCGTCGGCGTTGTTGTAGTCGTAGTTACCGTGCCGGTCTTTGACAGAGCAGGCCCGACAAGCACAGGGAAACTTGTCCCTCCGTTTGCGCCAGTCAGCCTTGCGGCAAGAGCAACATCGTTCCAATATGGGTCAGCAAGATCGTCGATGCGCTCGACCTTTAGCTCGCCGAAGTCTGGCGGGTAGAAGATATATTGCCCTGTTGTTGGGTCAGAATTCGCGCCCCCAATGTAGTCGTTGGTGCTGCGATCATAAACAAGCACGGTTTTTGCAACAGGCGCGGCAAGGTGATCTCGGACCGTGCCTGAAATCGTCGGTCGCGGGAATGGCAGAGAATCAGGCGTGAAAGTTGTAGAGTGGCTTCGTCCGTGCTTGGTGATCCTGATCGGACCGATGTACCCATTCAGGCTGCGATAATCTCCGCTGACGGCGGCGAATCGTCCTCCGATTTTCGCCACTGTCTGCGCATAGTTGTTGGCGTCGGTGTAGCTTGACCCTTCCTGAACGCCATCTATGAACAGCCGAGTAACGCCAGATACCCTGGAAAGGGTGACGCGCTTGAAAGCAACTCCAATTTCCGTAGTTCCGACAATCCTATTCGCCCCATTGACGTACAAGTAGACCTTGTTCGCCCCTGTTGATCCAGCCCCACCATCAACAAACAGCGCTATAGCTACAGATGGCTCTGCAGTCCTGAAGTCGATAAGACTCCCTGCGTTTCCCGATCCAGTCGTCGTTTCCCCTGCCTTGTACAGCGGGAAATCAATATCAAAGTCGCCTGTTCCGATCGCAAAATCAGCGTGCGATATAGTCAGGTAGTCGTTGTTGCCGTCGAACTTTGCGCTTGACGAACAGCCAGCAGGATATTGAGCCGTGCTGATCTGCGCGTTTCCTGCGACAGTTACGACGTGTCCTTTGACATCTGTAATCGTCGTCGAGCCGTCTGCGCCTTCAAACGGAAGCAGAAGAACAACGCTCGACCACTGCGCATCAATCGCCATCGCACGCCCTCAAGTAAGCCACCTTGCGCCAGTCGTGCGCCGTTTCTGCGCAACAGTCAGGCGGGCACAAGTCAAGCTCGCGGCCGTCCGGGCGAAGCGACTCAAGGCCGCGCGTGCCGAGTTTTAGGCTGTAATGGCCGAATCCTTGCTCGATCAACGATGACAAGTATTCAGAAACACCATTTACGGAAGTCATCGCGTCGTCTCGCGTGAAAGCGTCAGATCGTACTCACGCACCCGATGCACGACGCCAGATATTTCAACCTCAAGCTGCGCGGTCGCAGTGGTCCATGTTGCATTTGAGCTAACAGCGTCGTCGAGCGTCCACGTGATTGTGTTTTCGTCGTCGTCGATCACGATCCCGCCATTCTCTGTCGTCAGCACCACGTAGGCAGTCGTTCCGGCGAATGAAGAATGCAGAGCCCATGTCACCGTCCCGTCAGCGGTCAAATCCACTGGCTGCGATACGTCAGAAGTGCCTGACTCAGTGCAGATGTAATGCGTTCCGACGTTGATGTGCATAACATCGCCAACGACGTAAGCTGTTTCGTTGATGCGAGGGTATGAAACCCCGCGACTCGTAGGCGTCCATTTGTCGACGATGTGCATCCTGGCCGTTGCGCCAGTCAGATCGACTGGAATCTGATAGCGAATCGCGCCGCCAGAAACATAAGCGCCGTACCCGAACGAGCTCACGCCGTCTAGCGTTAGCGAGTCTGTCCCGGTAGATGTGATCGAAAACCTGTCAGAATCGCGCGGAGGGTTGCTCTTTGCGTTTAACTGCGTCATTCCTTTGACGTCAACAATCGCAACCTGCCAGCCAGTTTTCAGGCCGTGGGCAACTGCGCTGACTGCGGCTGGAGCTCCACGAGTAATGCCAGAGATTGCGACGAAACCAACAGTGTTAGACTCGTATCGGACTACCTCTGTGTGATCTGCGCCAGACTGTATAGTTAGCTTCATGGTCTGCAATCTCTATGTGCTGCGCTAAAAATGCGCGAGAGGTATTCGGCGGCTTGGGTGACGGTGGCCATTTATGAGGCTTGGCCGCGACGTTGCATTACAAGCCGAGCGCGGAATACTGGCTCTCCGCCCACAAATACGCCACCTTGAAGGCGTCAATATACGCGGCAAGCGTTGCTGTCCGTTTCGCGTTTACTGGTATAGAGCCGATCTGCATTGCAATGTGTAGGTGAATAAAGTAGTCCTGGTCGTCAGCGCTGTAGCCAGCCTCGATAAGCCGCTGACACCTGCGAGAGTTAATAAGCTGGCAGTGCGGGCTTTTTGCGCGGATTTGATCGTTAAGAACGTCCGTCAGCGTTGTAGCCTTGATGCTGCTTTGAATCTCGGATGCTTGGCCCGTTGGCAGCACAGCCCCTGGAATCACGAAGTAAGTCGTGTCGCCGATCGTGCACAGCTCGGTTCCTTCGACTTCTCGCAGTTCGTAAGTATTCTGCTGCGTGATAACCTTTTTGTATTCAATGATTTTGGGCATGACTTATCTCCGGTTAGGTAGTTGGGTAAATTGCAGCACGGAACCCCACGTACTCGTTCGAGCTGCCCCGCGCATAGTAGATATTCAACGCCCAGACCCCGGCACCCGACACGTTGATCCAGTGCCCGCCGGAGAGCGCGCACATGTCGTTCAGGCGGTAGTCATAAAACAGATCATTGCCAAAAGTGTTCGCGCCCCCGACACCGCCCGCAAGCGGAATGCCCAGACACGTAGCCGCCCAGCTGATGCCACTAGTTTGCTCGCTAAATACTTGGGCCGCGTTGCCATAGGTTTTTATTGTGGATGATGCCGTTGCTGCACCGTAGGTAGCGCCAAGGTTGTCGTAATTGGCGGCCCTGCCGGCTGCTCCCCACGCATCTGTGGCCCCACTGTTGCCGCTGGTCAAGCCAGACATCGCGACGCTTGGCTTGACGGCAAAATAACTGCTCCCGTCTGATGTCAGCCCAAGATTGATTTCCCACATCAGGCCGTTCAGGTCGGCCACGCCGCACGCTTGTCCGTTATGCGTCGTTTTCTCGAACGGGTCTCCGCTACCCGCCTTGCCGCAGTTTGAATATCCATCCGAGACGTATAGTACGGAGGCGTCCTGTGCGTCACGCAGCGCGGCGTTGTTGCAGCCCTTGGGGAAATTGTTTGTGGCGTCGTACCAGGCGCACCAGGTCGTCGTCGAACTCGCTTGCGCATGCGCATAGGAGAGCATGGCTAAAGCCGAGAAGATGAATCGACTCGAACAGAAAAACTGCGGCCCGCGGGTTTTGGCAGCATCCAGCGCGCCGTAATAGGCATTTTCCGGCGCCCCGACGAGCCCAGCAAACGGGGTATGCACACTATTGGACGAGAGCGGATTGCCATTTCTGACTGAAACCGCGACGCCCTTCTCACTCGCCGAGCAGAGATATTTGTCGACAAAAAATCCGGACTTGATAACCCCGCCGTCCCAGAAAGCACGATGCAGCGCGTACCCTTGTGCAGCCAGTTCGTTGCGTTTAGCGACAGTATCCCATGCGATTGCACAGGCATTTATCGCCAATCCGTTTGCGCCAGTTCCCCACTTGTACCAAAACGCCGGAACAAAAACCATTACACTGCCGGAGGAGTGTATATAGTTGCCGAAGTTGACTGACGCTTTGTCAGTAAACCCAGCCATTCCGGCCATGTCGGCTGGTAGCGTTTCGGGGCAGATGCCCACGCCAAAGCCCTGCCCGCCGACGACGGTGGTGGTCGAATTGCTGTAGACCCCAATCGCCGCAAGCTCTGCGGAGAGGTTGGCGGATAGAGGTTTTGCGCCCTCTGTCATCGTCGCAAGGTACATTCTGCCCGTGCTTTTCTCGACGATTACCTTTCCGGCGTCTTCAGGCCCAATAGATAGCGCCGCCCTCTGTGTTGGGGTCGCAACAATACAGTCGCCAGGCAGTATGTTTGCGCTCGACGGGTTATCAATATGTCTCATATCACCAAGCCTTTACCCTGTGCGGGCGGTTTGCGTTGTTGTTTCTGCGATGATTGGCGTCTGGACGCTTTCCAAAGTAGCGCTCGAATTCTGCGAGCCCGCCAGCAGCGCGCGGAGCGTCTTGCCGCTCGTTGTCGGGGATTGAATACGCTTTGAACGTCACCCATCCATAGAGCTTGCGGTGATGCACAGACGAGATTTCTGGCTCATCATCAGCGTCGACCATCGCCGCAGTTGGCGTTCTGAAAACCTCAAGCACCAAGTCAGCGTCAGTTGCAACCAGTCGATTCAGCGTGAGCGACTTGTCGTCATGAATAAACGCAGTCGGCCTTGCCGTCTCTGTGCGCCATCCAATAAACAAGCGGTCCTGCTCATATCGGTCTGACGGAGAAATCCAGTAGCTTGTGTCGCCCTCGACAATGCGCGCTGTACGCACCTCGAAAATCCCGTCCGCCAATTCAAGTTCCAGGTCGCCAGCAACGATAGGAATCGTCACCGTTTCGCGGATCAGGCACTTCCTGATGCTGGCCTCCTCTTCCGACTCTGAAAAGAGACGGGCGAGCAGTTCATCAGAAAACAGCGGATGGGTGCCGGTGTCTCGGTTGTCCTCTCGCCACTCGGCGGTCATTTCGCCAAGATTCATTCAAGCGGCCCGAACTGGTGCAGCAGATTGACAGCATCAATGCGCAGGTTTTCTGCGGACTTGCGCCGGTCGATCTTCTGATTGAAATGGCGCTGCACGAATTCAGCAATCGCATCAACGCCCATTGTCTGAATGGATACGAGAAGATCTTGTACCTGATCCTCTTCGGTTTCCTTTTTGTCTTTCTCGACGACCGTCTCGACGGCTTCTTGCTGCTCGCCTTGCTTGTCGTCTCCAGGCGCGTAGGAGTCTGTGTGACGAAGCATTTTCAGCGCCGTGGCGTCTTGCACGAGCTTGGTCTGGCCTGCGGCCCATTCTCCGGTTCCATACGTCACGTCGTTACGGTACGGGCGACGGCCAATGTAAGTGATTGCTTTCATGCGTCCTCTCTGGTGGATAGCTGACGAGCGGGTATTTGCCGCCCGTCAGCAAGCCGGTTTAGGCTTGGCCGCCTTGCAGCCCACGAACAACAACATCCATGATGCCGACCGCAGAATGGTTTGCCCCGGCCACAGTCAGGATCAGATACGCATCCTTGGGCAGCTTGACGGGACGAACAGCTGTGTTGTTGGCGGCAGTGCGCGCCAGAGACGCAGACGAAGTTCCCGCAACGACGAAGTAATCATCGTCCTGCGGAACGCTCGTTGAATCGACGCCATCCACATACTGAAAGCCGAGCTTGTACGTCGTGCTCGCCGCGAAGGCGTCAGAAATCAACACCAGAGCGTCGGTAAGCGTCACGCCGCCAGGGATAACCCCGAAGCGCACCACGTCGGCGATAGCGACGGCCGTCGACAAACTGGAATTGACGAATACGCCAGATGCGTTCGTCTCGAACGAATACACCTGCCCCCAATTGTTGCCGAACACGCCGGTATGCGACCGCTCTTGGCCGAGAAACTTCTTGGTAACTGTTGCCATTGTGATACCTCCTTAAACGCCGGCCAGACGGACAGCGGTATCAATCACCGCCACACCGTAGTCCGTGTATTGTTTCTCGCTGCCGTGATCGACAAGGAATCTAATCTTTGAACGGCCTCCGATTTCGCCCGCGACGTACTCGCAACGGTTGCCGAAGTCAGTGATTTCCTCTGCTGTGAAATACGAGCCTTGGCTAACACGGTGCTTGCCGAAACCTTCTGCCAAAGCCTGGCCGCCGAGCAGAATTGCGCGATCCACCGCATTCGGGACCACGTATGCGGTGGATCGCGCAATTCTTCTCGGCGGCCAGGCTTTGGCAGAAGGTTTCGGCAAGCACCGTGTTAGCCAAGGCTCGTATTTC